CTGAAATGATTACAGCTTGACCCGGCACAAAATAATTTATGCGCTGAGTTGTGTAGAACGCCATGCCGTCCTTGACTTCGATACCGGTAATAGCTGATTGATAACCAGTTAGTAACGGCAAGATCGCGCCCTCGGCGCTTTCGATCATTAAGTCCAGATATGCGTCCGAATAAAGAGAAACGCTAACGCCTAGCACGTCGCGAAGTTCTTGCGCTGTGACTATTTGTGGCATTAGCGTTCCTCTCTCGATTCTGCTCGGTCGCCTCGGGAGCGAAACGACCGATGATTATTTTTTAGACTTGGTTCCAGCAAGCGCCAAAAGGAATCTTTGGAGCGATTGCCGCGTAACCATAATAAAGAATATCTACGGTTCCGTCGGATTGGATATTAGTGCGAAGCTCAAAACGTGGGCTTTCGTACCATGTCCACGCGTCAGGGTTAACGACAACCATTGAGAAGTCGCCCACTGATGTAGTTGGTCCGGCGTTTCCGATAGAACGTGAAACGAATAGATTTAGACCCGGTGAAACTACGCCGCGAAGTGAATCGCCGCGAACGTTTCCTGCTTGATTGCTTGGCTGTGCCGCATTGTAAAGCGGTGCGCCATTGTCGTTGTAACCCATGATATTAGTCCATTGTCCCGGGCTAACTACAAGGTTACGAGCGAAACCGAGTGATGATGAATAAACAGCACCAGCGGCTTGTGATGTGTACGCAAGGAATCCGGTAGCTGAGTTAGCATTAACGCCTGTCTGTTGACCAGCGCCCGCAATAGTTCCGACAGCGAACTGATCTGTAACTTTTGCGTAAGCAAACTCGAGATTTTGGAGCAACGCTGTTAGGTAACTCGGATCGCTGCGATCAATGAGCTCAATCGTGCTTATCGCGCGACCTTTAAAGCTCTGTACCGGAACGGAAATATAAGATGCGCTTAGGTTTGACTCTGTAACGGCAGCATTTTCAGCGATGTTAGCAACTGTTGGCACAGCTGTAACTTTTGGCAATTCAAAAGTCATGCCAGTAGCACTCAGCGCTTCGCGGCTTAATGCGTCGATCATGCCACGATCAGCATTTGCTAACGCGTTGATAACTGTACGGCTTTGAGGTGTTGGAACCATGCCCGGTGCTGTTGATGTGGTGTTATCCGCAGCTTTGACATATTGGCGAGCGTCCTCGTCATGTAGAACTGACGCCTTAAGTGAATACTGTAAATAAGAAACCTTATCGACAATAGGTGAACGTGGCGCTGTGTACGCCATTGGAACGTGCTTCGACGCTTCTACCGTTTCGGCAGTTGCGACGGTTTCGGTAGTGTCTGACACTTCGTCTCCTTCTGTTGTTGGATTTGTTTCCTCTGTTTCCTCATCTACGGGAACAGAATTATCATCGGTTGATTCGACTTCCTCGGTTTCGGTTTCGCTGGCAGCTACTTGGCTAACGCGAGCGCTGTCGATTGCTGGCTCTGAAACCAAACTGACCTCATCGAGCGAACCCTTTGCTACTACTAACACGCCATCTACGAAATCATGCGCGTTCACTTTAACTCCGACACTAAAACCATCGCGGAGACCAGTCGCAGCCTCTACTAATGCGTCGTTGCCCGCTGTTGTCTCCGCGATCTTAAATGTCGCGTCGATTCCCTGTTCGGTTGCGGTCATAGATAGAACTTTGCCGATTGGTCGAGTACGATCATGCTCTAGTAATAGTTTTACGTTCTTTGTCGCGATTGATTCTGGCTTAAACGTCGTAAGTCCGGCGGAAGTTGCGCCAGTTTCGTTCCATGTTACGACGCGTCCGGTAATAGTGCGAGATTCGCTGTCGGCTGACGTAATTGTTAGCGGCATGTTTAGTTTCATTTGATCATTTCCTCAGCTTGTCGGATTTCCTCGACGCTAATTGCGCCGATTTCAAATAATGTTTTGTAAATTGCTACGCGTTCGGCTTCACTTCCGCGCAAATAATCCTCGAGTCTAAAATTGACTGTTTGTGTTGACGGCGTAAAGTCCGGCATTGATAGCCTGGTGCTTATGCTTGTCATCAACGGAATCAAGCTAAAATCAAGCAAAGTTTTGCGAGTAACGTTCGCGTTGGAATAAGTCATGCTCGATCCAGTTTCGGCGTCAACGTAAAATGCCGGAATACCGATAGCTCGCGCTAATTCTGTCGCGATATATGAACGCGCAGCAGCAAGCTGTAATTTTTCGGGATCGAAGCCGACTGTTTGTAATTCTACGTCAGCATTTAGGAACGCAGTCGAACGATTACGTCGAGCAACGCCCCATGATTCTAAAAGTTTAGCAATTCGATCAGCTGGTAATGCTGTTCCGTTTGATTTTAATACCATCGACGGAACTGGCTCGCGCGCATAGTTAGCAGCCGCGCGTTCTAACTCCGCACCTGTGCGAATTGTGCGACCAGCGCGATTTAATAATCCTTCGTCGTTGCCATAAAATACAATTAACGATCCGATACCAGATTCGGGTATTTGCTTTCCGTCTATCGTGTAATACATAACCTCTGTGCCGTTGGCATTTAGAAATACGCCAACGCGTGTAGGCACAATTCTTTGGACGGATCGGATTCGCATAGTGTCGGCGAATAGTTCGGTAATTTGCCAATAGGCATAACCGTAAAATAATAAATCCTCAGCTGTCCAAACGTATGTTGCGCTACCCGGTACGCGCGGATCAGGGTCACGAATTACGCGTGGCGCTGGCACTTCGAGCCCCGTCGTATTGTCCCGGAGTTGTAACCCGATCGAAGCTATGGACGAACAGATGATCCCGCGAGCACGTGCGATCGTAGGAACACTCATAGCTTCTTCACGCGTAGCCTGAGTAGCGCCACCGTTAAAGGTATAGATCGAATCTAGTGCGAATACAGGTGAAACCGAAGCCTCGACGTCGCTACTTTGGAGCGGTGTTACAGCTTCCACCTTTGACGCAAATAAATCACGAATACCCATGCGCGAATTGTGTCAGGCTTATAGCACTATCCCGTCATAATATCGAAGTCCATCTCTGGGCGTGTCGCAAAGTGTGTCACTAGCGCAGTCGCTACCGCAGCGCAGACCGCAGCTTGCGAAGCTCGACGACCAATTACCCAGCCACCATCGCCGCGCTTTAATTGGACAGCCGAAAGAATCTGTTTAGTTAAATCTGATTGCCCTCGATGACGTAATCGCCCAGAGTTGATCGCACCTAGTAACTCATCACAGCTCTGTGGATAAACGGCGTCCATGTCAAAGATCGGAATACCCGCTGGCTGGAATCTAGCTGCTACCGCGCCCGAAGTCCGACGGCTGTATAGCAAATACTCTAACGGATACTTGCGACAATATTTCGCAGCCTCATTTGCGATCTCTCGATCGTCGAGCTGGACTGAGTTTTCCCATGTATGTAATAGCTTTACGACGAACCGCTCATCACCTAATTTCTGAGCGCCGACTAAAGCGCAGAACTTTCGATCCGGCGAAATATCTAGCGCCAGCCATGTCAGCTTTTCAGGGTCGAGATCGACGCTTTCATCGTGGCAATTATTCCACTCGTTAGCTCCGATAATACTTGAGATCGTCTGAACCCAGCGGCACAGCACTTCGGTTTGTACGACTTCGGGCGGATCATTAAGAACGGCTTTTAGATTTCGTATATCCATGGTATATCCGATGGCTGGATTTGCTGCCAGCCAATTTGACTCAAGCTGAATATCGTCGGTCGGTGCGCTCCACTCAAAATATCCGATGTCGTCCTCAGCTCCAGCTGCCGCCGCAAGCCCACGCTCTCGAAATGCGTTTAACACGACCGAGTGAGAATCACCCGCGTTTGTATAGCTCATAATCATGGGATTTTTTGACGCCATAAGGGTATAGCGCAAAGAGGCATAAGATTCTAAATCTTTCATCTCTCGAAGCTCGTCTAAATGGATTGCCGACGGTGCGGAAACGCCTCGAGCTGCTGAGCCGCCAGCCTTTACGATAAATCTGTTAATTTGCCCGGTCGTTCCTTTAACTTCAATTTCCTCTGAGCCATGAGACCATCGAATACGATGTACGCGCTTCGATAGCATTTCCGAACTTTCAATTAGGTTAACGAGCTGTCTAAATTGCTCAAGAGATGTGGCTAATCTGTGAGCTGAGCCAATCTGAAGCGGCTCGTCCCATAGAAATAAACCGCCTAAGATTCTAATTTGCTGTAAAAAACTTTTACCGGACTGGCGCGCTACGACAATACAATTTGTGGGAGTCGCCCATCTCCCGTCTGGTAAATACTTGTGAGTGTGCTCGAGTGCGAACTTTTGCCATGGCATTAGACCGTCTGGAAGTAAATCCGCAGCTAAATCTATGAGATCAAAGCCCCTAGACGGTAAATCGTTCAGCTGAGTGTGGATTCTAGGCAACGTAGAGCCATAAACCTTAGCTGATGACGGTGGCAAAACCGATAGCAGCCGATCTGAGCCTAGATCATTAGGTAGTTGACCGATTATGACCTGATCGCCCTTAGTCATGACTTACGCTGACGTTTTCAGGGATATTTAGATCAT